GCTGATGTTACAGCAACTTTACCCAAGTAGTCAGCCGCATTACCAAGAGATGATGCAGTGTTTGATAACTCTACATAACCATATCTTGTCATAAACGAAACTACTGGTTCGAAAGTTGATGGATCAAGAACAACACCGCTTGACATTAATGGAATGTATGGGCAGTAGAACGCTGCTGCGTCTGATTCGCTTGAACCTTTGTAACCAACTAGAACATCGTCTGATGTTGCATAACCGTTGACATAAACACGCATTGCACTGTTCAAAGTACCTACAAACTTAGTGTTAGTTGGTGCTTCAAAAGTACCTTCAGTTGTTCTTGCGAACGCTGAAGTTGTTGCAGATTGTAACAGAGTTAATACTGTTGGTGAAACAACAGCCCAGTTACCTGCGCCTCTACGTGTACGTTGTGCAATCAAGTTTGCAACTCTGTTGATTTGAACTGCTAATGCAGCGTGTTCATCACCAACGAAAGTAGCAGTACCAGAAACAGCACCTTGGTCGTAAGTTAGAGCAGCAGTACCTGCTAGTGTGTTTAAAGAAGTAATAACTTCTTGGTCGATCTCAGCAGTAATTTCTTGCGCTAACGCAGCCATTACTTCTGCTTCGATGTCAATACCTTGCTGAGCTTGTGCATCCTGTGCAGCCTCGAAAGTCCAGCGAGCTGATAACTTACGAGTTTTCGCTTCAACAGTTTGCTTCAAGATTTGAATTGACAATCTGTTTCCTGCTGTACCTTCTAAAGATGCAGTAGAACCAGCCTTGATGTCATCATTTCCTGAATAACCTTCAGCAATTTTGAATGGCGATAGTGCCTCTTCACCTGCTGTAGCACTAGTGCCTGAGCTTGAAGTGAAGTCGTCAGCATAACGCACACGTAATGTGTGAATTTGGCCGACTGGACCAGTCATTGGTTGTACACCAACTAGTTCATTTGCGATGACTGTTGGCATTACACGTCTGATCACTGGAAGGATCACACGATTTAGTGTTGCGACGTTACCGGCGGAAGTTGCTCCAGCAGTAGCACTCTCTGATAGATACTTGCGAGTATTTTCCAGAGTAGTTGCCATAACTGAACGCTTGTTACCTTGAAGGCCTTCAAGTAGTGCCTCTTTGGTTTCCGACCAGCGTGACTCTAATAGTTGTGACATTGTTTGTTCTCCTTAAACTTTAAGTCCCGCAAGCCTGCGGATATCAAAAATCTCAGCGGTTTTCTCTCCACCACTGATCGGTGCCTGTGCTTTATCGCCTGTTACTTCTTTGCCTTCAGTTAACGCCTTCTTCGCTGGTACATTGCCGTCCATAACAGCGCCAATATACTTGTCAAATGCGACGTGTAATTTTTCAGTCTGTACAGATTCTAAAAGATCGCTCATAACTTCGCGCTTGTCTTTTGCAAGTGGTGATAGAAGTTCTTCCATAACCCCTTTGCGTTCTGCGCTATCTTTCATACGAGCAATTTCTGCATCGCGACTTTCTACTAGTTCCTTAACTTCTTCAACTTTTGCCATTGCTTCTGCAACTGCTTCTTCTTTCTGTTTTACAACTTTAAGAAGTTTTGAAGTTTCAGATTTTTCATTAAGGTGGCTAGCAGCATATTCGCTCGCGAAACTTTCAAAAATTCTGCGACCAAAATCATTTTTACGTGCTGCATCGATATCTTCTTTTAATTGCTTCATCTCAGTAGTCAGTCCTTTTTTGACTGTCTCTTTGACAATTTCTGCTGACTTAGCAATAAAGTCTTTCTTAATTGCTTCAAACTTAGCCTTGCTATCTCTAACAAGTTTAACTTTGGTTTCAGCAAGATCTTTTTTATCAGCGTGGAACTCTGCAATTTCTTTTGCTAATGAGTTCACAATAAAAGATTCTAGTTTTGCAACATTGTTTGCTACACCTTTACGATCTTCGTGTAGTTCAGCAAGTTCTTTTTTCAAGTTGTTAAGAACAAATGATTCCATTGCTTTAGAATCATTCTTCATTTTCTTAGCATACTTGGCTCTTGCTTCAATAAGTCCTTGGCGGTCTTCAGCAAACTCAGATAGCTCAGCCTGAATTCTATCGGCTAGCATCTTTTCGACTGCTTCAGCCATTACGGTCTTATCGTGCTCGTACTTCTGAGCAAACTCTTCACGTAACTGTGTAGATACTTGATCACGGTTTTCTTGAACAGCAGTTTCCCAAGCGGACTCAATCTCCGACTTAGTTTCTTCGGAAATCACGTTATTTTCAAATAACTGTTTTACGAAATCTAACATTTGTGATTCTCCTTAAGATTTAAGACCCTGAATTATTTTTTTCAAGCTCTCTGCTATATAACGTTGTGCCTGTTCATCGCCTTTAACTTCTTGTGCTACTTTAAATGCCTGATAACCACCTTTTTCATTCATAAGGTGTTCATAAACTGGTGTTGGATAAGCGCCTGGCGCACTTGGTTGTGCAACAACATCAACAGTAATAATTTCAAAACCGTTAACATTGCCTGTGCCGTCTACTTCGCCTGATCCTCGACTAGAAACTCCTAATTTTACTCCCGACTCCAACATAGTTGAGACTAACTGTCCCATCGGAGTCGGAAGCATTTTAAGTTTTCCGTAGCCGTTAGGACCGTCCATCCACATTTTTGTAATCATATGAGATACACGGTCGAGGTTTATACGTAAATCTTGAGGATGATCAACTTCGCCTAGCACTGAATACCCCCCAGAGATCTGTTCGTTGAGCGTCTTGACAGCCCTATCAATTTCCTTAGAAGAATAAATGCGCTGATTGGCATTACGGATATCACCCTGGATACAAATACCGCTTAGGTGAAGTGTTTTGCCATTCTCGCCTTCATCACGCTCAAGGACGATCTTAGCCTGATCGAAGCTCAGATGTTCTGCTAGTTGAGTTTTCAACCTTAGTCTCCTCTATTATCTACGACCACGGAAAATTGATTGCTTGTTGTCAGCGTTCTCAGCAGCGCCTTTCTTTTCTGCACCGTGTCCTTTTTCGTTGGACATTTTAGTTGCATTTTTAGCACCAGGAACGTTAACA